TAGAAGATGATCTAATGCGTAAGTCTGCACCACTTGACTTCTTCTTAGGATAATAATGTCAACTGTCAACGTCTATTTTTCTCAAGGTACGAGAAACGAGCAGTATCTTATTGAAGACTTGATCATCGAATCTCTTAAGATTTATGGTCAAGAGTTTTTCTACATTCCAAGAACACTCGTATCCAAAGATGAGATACTAGGCGAAGATCGTTTATCTGAATTTAAATCTTCATTCCCAATCGAAATGTACTTTGAGAATGTAGATTCATTGGATGGACAGGGTGCGTTTATTCAGAAGTTTGGTATGATGATGGAGCAGTCAGCTACACTTGTAGTTGCTCGTCGTCGTTGGGATCAACTTGTTGGTCGTTACGATCAAACAATTCTACCGAATCGCCCATGTGAGGGTGACTTGATTTATTTCCCACTATCAAAAGCGATGTTTGAGATTAAGTTTGTCAAACATCAAGATCCATTCTATCAATTAGGTAAGCTATACGTATACAAACTACAAGTTGAATTGTTCCAGTATGCTTCTGAAAGAATTGATACTGGTATCAAAGAAGTTGATGCGTTTGAAACTCTCAAGACTTTCTCTACAAATACAACCAGAAATCCGAATGGCGAGATTACTAGCATCACAGTGACTAATCAAGGAGCGAATTACACATCTGTTCCTACAGTTACCTTTACAAGTTCATCTGGTATTGGTGCAACTGCAACAGCAGTTCGTGGAACTGGTGCGACTGCAAATAAAATAGTTTCTATCAATATTACTAATCCTGGAACTGGATACCAAACTGTACCTATTGTAAACATTACTGGTGGTGGTGGTACTGGTGCTCTTGCAGTTGCTACAATTGATATTAATATAGATAAGACCGATTCATTCGGTGACAATAATAAATTCAAAACACAGGCTGCTGATGTTCTGTTCAGCGTAACGAATCCATTCGGAGAAGTTGATACAACTAATAATCCATAATGTTAAACAATAATGTATTTTACCATGGAATCATCCGCAAAAGCATAGTTGCTTTTGGTAGCCTATTCAGTGACATCTATATCGATCGTCGTCAGGGAGATTCTGTAACTGGTAATGTTATCCAGCGTTTACAGATTCCACTTGCATATGCTCCAAAAGAAAAGTGGGTTGTTAGATTGGAACAAGATCCAGGTTTAGAAAACTACGTATATACAACGCTACCTAGAATGTCATTTGAAATTACTGGTTACATGTACGATTCTTCTAGAAAAGTTAATCGTATGCAACAGTTAAAATGTGGTGATGGTAGTACATCAATGTCTACGATGTATAGTCCAGTTCCATATAATATAGACATAAGTCTTTACATTCTTACAAAAACGCAAGAAGATGGTCTACAGATTCTTGAACAAATTCTTCCAACATTCACTCCAGAATACACATTAGTAATTAATGTCGTTCCAGAAATGAATGTTAAGGTTGATGTCCCTATTATTTTAAATAGCGTATCAGTTCAAGACGATTATGATGGAGACTTCCAAACTCGCAGATTCGTTACACATACGCTAAACTTTCAGATGAAGACTAATCTGTTTGGTAATGTTTCTGGACAAAGTGTTATTGATAAGGTTAATGCTAATGTCGGTTTAAATGAAAATCTTTCTAATCCAAATAGAGTATATGCTGCAGAAGGTGATGTCACTACTGCCACTGTAGATTCGGAGAGTTGGTTAGACGGGTTTTAATTATGGCACAAATTTATAATTCGAATTCGAACTTAAAAGCTGCTGGTGTTACTGTTGACTTCACACCAGAAAATATTCAAGAGTACATAAAATGTGCTGCTGATCCAATCTACTTTATTGAGAACTACTGCTACATTGTTACACTGGACTTCGGTTTAAAGTTATTTAAACTATATGATTGCCAGAAAAAGAAAGTGGAAATCATCCACAGCAATCGTCGTGTTATTCTTATGGAAGGACGTCAGCAGGGTAAGACTACTACATCAGCTGCATACATCCTCTGGTATACTTTATTCCAAGCAAATAAAACAGTGGCGATTCTTGCAAACAAGGCTACTGCTGCACGTGAAGTTTTGGATCGTTATCAAACAATGTATGAACTTCTACCAAGATGGATGCAACAGGGTGTTACTGGCTGGAACAAAGGTGACATTGAGCTAGAAAATGGTTCAAAAGTATTCACTGCAGCAACAACTGCTTCTGGTATTCGTGGTAAATCTGTTAACATGTTATACGTTGACGAAGCTGCGATTATTCCAAACAACGTGGCTGAGCAGTTCTTCACATCGGTCTATCCAACAATTTCTGCTGGTCAGACTACAAAGATTTTAATGTCTTCTACTCCACTTGGTTATAACCATTTCTGGAAATATTGGACAGATGCTGAGAAGGGTAGAAATGGATTCGTTCCATTGTTTATCCCTTACTGGGAGATTCCAGGACGTGATGAGGCATGGGCTGCTGAACAGAAAGCACAACTTGGTGAATTGAAGTATACACAAGAGGTTCTTTGTAACTTCTTAGGTTCTTCTCTAACACTAATCAAAGCTGATGTTATTGCAAGAATGTCTCCAGATAACATAATCCACTCGAAAGATGGATTGGATATCTATGAAAAGCCATCTGCTGGTCATACATATTGTATGGTATGTGACGTGGCAAAGGGTGTTGGTGGAGACTATTCATCATTCCAGATTATTGATATAACAGAAACACCGTATAGAGTAGTTGGTAAATATCGAGACAATCAGATTAGTCCGATTTTATATCCTTCTGTAATCTATAAAGTAGGAAAAGAATATAATCATGCTTATGTTCTTTTGGAAATTAACATCTCAGAACAGGTTGCACACATCCTATATTCTGAAATGGAATATGAAAACATATTATTCGTAACGAGACATACTATGGGACAAACAGTCTCTGGTGGTTTCGGTGGTGGTAAGACTCAGCTTGGAGTCGTAACCGATAAGAAAATTAAACGAATCGGTTGCCACAACTTCAAAGCATTGGTCGAGGAAAACAAACTTATTATTAATGACGCTGATACTATCTCTGAAATCTCTACATTTATCGAGAAAAAAGGATCGTATGAAGCGGATGAAGGATATCACGATGACTTAGTTATGCCGTTAGTTCTATTCAGTTGGCTTACAACTAACTCGTATTTTAAAGACCTAAATAATGTAAACCTACGAGAAATTATGTATAAAAAGCAAATGCAGGCTATTGAAGAAGAATTAACACCATTTGGGTTCTACGACGATGGTAGTCCCGAGCGAGCACCTCTAAACTTTTGAGAAATTGTGTAAAAGCTAAATAAAATGTAGACATGAGATTTGTCTAGGTAAAACTTATTAACAAGGAGAATTACAATGCCGTTTCAACTATCTCCAGGCGTTGCAGTCGTAGAAAAAGATTTCACATCTATCGTTCCAGCAGTATCAACTTCAATTGGTGCTTTCGCAGGAAAGTTTGGATGGGGTCCAGTTTTAGAGCCAGTTACTGTTGGGTCTGAAAATGAATTAGTTAGCTCATTCGGTTCGCCTAATGACAACAACTTTAAGTCTTTCTTTACAGCAGCCAACTTCCTATCATATACAAACAATCTATTACTGGTTCGTTGCGATGCAAACCATAAGAATGCAACTGCATCTGCAACTGGCGGTGTATCATCATTCACAGTCGGTACTGCTGGTTCTGGTTATGTATCTACTGCTGCAGCACCAACTGTAACAATCGGTGCTCCAAACGTAACTGGTGGTGTTCAAGCTGTTGGTACTGCAGTTCTATCTGGTGGTGGTGTTTCTGCTATCGCAATCACTAATGGTGGTACTGGATGGACAGGTACTCCAGTAGTAACTATCACATCAAATGGTTCTGGTGAAGGTGCAACAGCTCACGTTGATATTACTAGTGGTGTTATTACTAGCATCGTTATTGATACTCCAGGAACTGGATATAAAAATAATCCAACAGTAACTATTACTGGTACATATACAACTGCAGCAGTTGTAGGTGCTATTACTATTAGTTCTTCTTCTATCACTGGAGTTACTCTTGTTGAAGCTGGTACTGGTTATACTAGTGCTCCAAACGTAACAATCGCTAATCCTCCAACTGGTACTCAAGCAGTTGCTACTGCAGTTTATGCTGCAAGTGCTGGTGTTAAGATCAACAATGGTTCTAACTACCTAGCAAGCTGGGCATCTGGTCAGGGTGTTGTTGGTGAATTTGCTGCAAGATATCCAGGTTCTAAAGGTAACTCTATCTCTGTAGCTTTCGCTGATGCTGATACATTTACTGGTTGGACAGCTACTATTGCTGGTTCTACTATTGACTGTGCTTCTCTGTTCGATGCTGCTCCATCTACATCTACTTGGGCAACAAGCCAAGGTGGTTCTAATGATGAGATGCATATCGTTGTTTTCGACAAAGATGGTGGTATCTCTGGTACTGCTGGTACTATCCTAGAAAAATTTGCATTTGTATCAAAAGCATCTGACGCTAGAAAATCTGATGGTACAAACAACTACTACAAGAGCGTAATCAATACTAACTCAGACTGGATCTGGTGGATGGATCATCCAACTGCTCTTACTAGCGTAACTGGTACAGTTAACTGGGGTACAGCTGCTGCAGGTTCAACATACAAATCATTAACTGCTTCTCAGTATCGTTCATTCACTGGCGGTGCAGATGATTGGGCTGTTACTGATGCTGCAAAACAAAATGCATATGCACTATTAGCAAACGCAGAACAGTATGATATTTCATTAGTTATGGCTGGTGATGCATCAACTACTGTTGCTACTTACGTTATTCAGTCTGTTGCAGAATCTCGTTTAGACTGCGTGGCTTTTGTTTCTCCACAGAATGTTTCTAGCGGTGATCCTATCATTGGTGCTAGTTCTACAGAACAAAATGCAATTATTGCATACCGTAACGCACTACCAAGCAGCTCATACGCTGTTATGGATTCTGGTTACAAATATCAATACGACCGCTACAATGACGTATACCGTTATGTTCCATTGAATGGTGACATTGCTGGTCTATGTGCTCGTACTGACTACAACAATGACCCATGGTTCTCTCCAGGTGGTTTGAATCGTGGACAAGTTAAGAATGTTGTTCGCTTAGCATTCAATCCAAATAAAACACAACGTGATATGTTGTACAAAGCTGGTGTTAACCCAGTTGTTTCATTCCCAGGAGAAGGTACTGTTCTTTATGGCGATAAAACACTATTGGCAAAACCAAGTGCGTTCGATCGTATCAATGTTCGTCGTCTATTCATCGTTCTTGAGAAGGCAGTTGCAACAGCAGCTAAATTCCAGTTGTTCGAATTTAACGACCCATTCACTCGTGCACAGTTCAAGAGTTTAGTAGAGCCATTCCTACGTGACGTACAAGGTCGTCGTGGTATTACTGATTTCGTTGTTAAGTGTGATGAGACAAACAATACAGGACAAGTTATCGACAGCAATGAATTTGTTGCAGATATCTTTGTTAAGCCAAATCGTTCTATCAACTATATTACTCTTAACTTCGTTGCTGCTCGTTCAAGCATTAGCTTTACCGAAATCGGTGCGTAATTAAGAATAAATAGAAAGAACACAAAGGAGAAATAAATGGCAAATATTGCTGACTTTAAAGCACAGATGATTGGGGGCGGTGCTCGCCCTAATCAGTTTCGTGTAGAACTAACATTTCCGTCATATGTTACTCTAGGTGTGGTTGCTGGACAAAGAGCACAATTCTTGTGTAAAGCAGCACAACTACCTGGATCTACAATTGAAAACATTCCTGTTCTGTATCGTGGACGTCCTGTTAACTTTGCTGGAGAGAGAACATTCCAACCATGGACTATCTCAATCTACAATGATACAACATTCGGTATCCGTAATTCATTAGAACAGTGGCAGTCTGGTATTCAAAACTATAATTCGACTACTGGTCGTGTTAAGATC